CCGGGTATACTTGGCACTCACCGCGAGAAAAGACCATCACTGACTCTTACAAAGGGAAGACGCGAAACCTAAAAATCCCGTGCCTTAAAGACCAAGCGGCGCAGATTGCATGGCTGAACATCGCGACCCCGTTCATCGAAAAGCGCAACTATCCATATAACTGCGGTTCTATCCCTCATGCAGGACAGACAAGATGCGTCAAGGCGTTAAAGAAATGGCTGAAGAACAAAAAGATGAAATACGGCGCGACAACGGATATCCGCAAGTTTTACGATACTTGTCCGCACTGGCTTATCAGGCGGGGTCTTGAGCGGATTTTCAAAGACAGGGCGTTTGTGGACTATGCGATGGGCTTTGTCGCATCAATGTCTGGCAACGGTATCGGCATAGCGATAGGCTACCCGTCTTCTCATTGGATGGCGAATGTCGCATTGATGGAACTCGACCACGAACTGAAACGGCTTTTTCCCGACGTGAAATACACCCGATACATGGACGATATGGGTTTCACCTCGCCGAACAAAAGAAAACTGCGGAAAGCCGTTGACTTTGCCAAAGCCAGAATAGAAGAGTACGGGATGCGGCTGAAGAAGTGGTCAGTATTCCGCATAAGAAACAGGGGCATGACATACCTATCTTATCGCTTCTTCAACGGTTACACTCTGCTGACGAAGAAGCTGATGGTTAGGATAGCAAGACGGATGCGAAAGGCAAAGGAAAGCATGAGCGTTCATGCGGCACTTAGTTGCGTTTCATACTTCGGAGTGCTGAAATGGTGCAACTCATATAACTTCCGTCTTGCCTATGTCTACCCATTTGCCTCGCCAAAAACGTGCGTCAGAATTATCTCGGAAAGTGCAAAGAGGAAAGCGTCATGAAGAAAGCAATAGTTATCGAGACTGCGGACTTAAAGGAAATCATCGCTAAACACTTCGGCGTGAAGGTCGATGATGTCATTAAGTCACAATATACTTTTACCGTCATACTTGACGAAAAGAAAGAAGTGAGCGATGGCAACGAAATATGCTCTTGATTTGGGACAGACGGTCTATGGCGGGGAAATTAACCTCGCCACTGGCACTCTGATTGTCGAATGGGCGAACATTGACTCCTACAACGGCGAGACCATCACCGAACCGTGGCTCTCAAGCATGGATGTCTACTCCGCAGGGGCTACACCTACCACAGGAGCGCAAGTGGTCTACAAACTGGCTACTCCCATCGAATACACTCTTACTCCTCAGCAGCTTACTACCCTCTTGGGAGTGAATAACGTGTGGTCAGATGACGGCGACATTTCAGAACTCATTTACATGTTCACGAACGAAATCATAATAAATAATGAAGGTATGCCGGCCATTCCGACGATTAACGCATCGGAAGCAGGCCCGACGGTCACGCTGCGTGGAGCCTCGCACGTGCTTGCCGCCGGCGATAACCGTTTTTCCGATTTCATCTTGCAGAGCGGTGAAAACGTGATGCAGGTCGAAGATCCTGCCGGCACGCTGACAATCAAGTATCAGGAGGGAATGCTGTAATGTTCACGGTGATCCTTGATGCAAACAACAAAGTAATACACGACCCGATTCAAAACGACTCGGGTCTTTTAGTCGTTGGCGGGGTAATCAATAAGCAGGTAAATTGCGCGGATTCCTTCACGTTTACGATCTATCCGGAAAACGTCGGCTATTCCGACATAGAAATTATGACAACCTGGCTTTCTGTGCTGAAAGACGGAGAAGTTGTGTTTCATGGCAGGGTACTCGCGGAAAAAACCGGATGGAACAACGAGAAAGAGATCACGTGCGAGGGGGATCTTGCAATCCTCAATGATTCCATTTTGCGGCCTTATTCCTTCAGCGGCACCCTCGCGGATTATATGACTATGCTGATCAATCAGCACAACGCCCAGGTCGGAGCTGATAAACAGATAGTGATCAAAACCGTCGACAATCCGGCGACGCAGGTCATCCGCAGGACGTCCGATTATAAGCCGACGCTGCAGGAACTATTTGAAAAAATAGTGGACTACTTCGGCGGCTATCTGGTCATTGAGATCGAAAACGGCGTGCGGAAGATCAGCTATGTGACAGACTCGACCAGTGGCACGAATCAGACGCTTGAAATAGGAAAGAACATAATCGACTTTAACCGGACGATTGCTGCAGAAGCTCTTGCAACGGCTATCATTCCGCTCGGCGCGACAAGCGAAGAAACAGGGCAGAGGCTCACGATAAAGACAGTGAACGACGGATCTGATTTCCTGGCATCTCCGGACGCCGCAACGAAAGGCCTGATTTATGCGGTGTATACATTTGACGGGATCACTGATCCTGCAGAGCTTAAGGAAAAAGGACAGGCGGTTCTTGAAGATCTCACGCGCATCGTGCCGAGGATCGAGCTGAGCGCCGTCGACCTTTCATCTGCCGGATATGATATTGATGCAATCGGCTTTTTCCAGTACGTGACTGTGCAAGATAACGCGCACACGGTTTCCGGTCAGTACCTCATTACAGAACGGACCTACAACATTTCAGCACCGGAACAGGACAAGGTCACTTTTGGAGGCCAGGAGAAAACAATCTCCGGGCAGTCGGCAAAAACGCAGATCGATCTGTCATCGGTCGAGGATAACGTCATAAATAAAGCCGTTGATATTGTGCAATATCAGACGGATTTGTTGAAAGGTGCATCTGGCGGATTCTTTGTTATCGGCACGAACTCGCAGGGGAAACCGTCTGAAACGTACTGGATGGATACAGATTCCACGGCTACAGCGCGGAAGGTATTACGGATCAATTATAACGGCATCGGATTCTCAGCAAACGGCATATCTGGACCGTATGATAGCGCATGGACTCTTGACGGGGATTTCAACGCGAATTTTATCCGTGTCGGCACGTTAAACTGCGATTTGATAACCGTCACGAATCTCGACGGATCCAGTATTAAGGCAAACACGCTTGAGCTCAACAAGTTCTCGAACGAAGCACAGGCGGCAATTGTATCAAACGCACAGACGCAGCAAGAATACTATCTTTCGACGTCTGACGCATCGGCTACTGGCGGAAGTTGGTCAACGACTATTCCGACATGGACACCGGGAAAATATATCTGGACCAGGACGAAAAACACGGTAACGAACAGCGCGGGGACCTCATCCGCGAGCTATATTCCTTCCGCTGCTGGTCAGTATGATTCAGCGCTTACGACTGCGCTTTCGACGGCAGATGCCGCGTCCGGGACCGCAGGAAGCGCGCTCGTTTCGTCTGTGCCGCTATATTATCGATCAACGTCGAGCACTGCACCGGCAAAGCCTGTTGCAGAGATATCGAGCGCGGTCACAGGATCAGACGTCTGGACGCTGGCCATGCCGGCACCTTCGAATGGCTGCTATTTCTTCACGTGCAATCAGTTCAAAACCGCCAACGGCACTGTTTCCTGGAGCGATGTGCGTGAGATCTCATCGGCAACATATACCAGTAAATGGTGCGCGTCCGCAGATGCCACGTATATCGACGGCGGGCAGATCTACACGGGAAGTGTAACCGCCGACAAGATCAAAGCGAACGAGGTGTTTGCGCAGAAGCTTTATGCCAAGGATTTCAACATCACGGGCGGCAGCATAAACATCACAACTTCAAGTGAAACGTACGACCAGATAGTTTTGACGTATGGGAACTACAGAAGCACGGTCAAGGCTGGCGGTTTTGTATTCCATTACAAAAATGGCGACAACTGGATTCAGAGGTCAACGCTTGACGTGGACGGCGTGAGTTATTACGACTACGCCGGGAATCGTATCGCACGGTTAGGAACAAACGGGCCGACCACAACAAGCACTGGGAGCGGCGTTCTGTCGTGCTATGCATTTAATGATTCGTACTTTGCGGGGCTTGCCGTCCACAGCGGCGCCGACGACACGGCAAATGGCGCGTATTCTGCGTATTTTACCAAAAACGGATTTTATGTAAACCGTGGGAACGGGAGCAGTTTCTTCCAGGCGATTGAGTTCGAGTCACGTGCGACTGAGACAATGCTGATGATGCGGAACGAAAACGGTGTAAGCGGTGTCAGAGTTTACTCGTCCACATCTGGGTCTAACGGCGCAATAGATTTATATAGCCCGTCTGGGACACCAAGACACAGCCTCGATGGAGAGGGCAGACTGTATCAATATGACGCACAAGGTCGTCTGCGCACGTACTTGGAATACGGTGACATTTATCTGTACAACAACAATAACGTGCAGATGTTCCACGTTAACTCTCAGGGGCGCGTCTATCCGCTTGGCTCATCAAACTACATCTACGACTTCATTACAGAAGAAGGGACTTCTGGGCGTTGGTGGTATAGGAAGTGGAACTCTGGTATGTGCGAACTGTTTGGTTCTGTCGCGGCGGCATCAAGAACCTTCTCCGCTTGGGGGTCTTCCTATGTTAGCGCAAAAACAACAGCGGTCTCCTATCCGTTTACCTTCAAGTCGCGTCCGCATGAGTTTTATGCGATGTTTGGCAATAACAGCGTATGGCTACAGAAAGCGTCGGAGAATACTACTACACAATCTGCAGAGTATGAGGGCGTTAGAGCGGTCAGCGGAAGAGCGTCCTTTGGTATTGATCTATACGTCTGGGGGGAATTGGCATGATAACTAATGAATTAGCGGCAAAGTTCCACCTCCCGCCGCTGGAAGAATACGGGAGACCGGAGCGGGACTGGCTTCATTCTTTCCTTGCTCAGAGCGACTATGTGGCCGCTAAGATTGCAGAATCGGCGTATCTGGGCGAAAAGCCGGAAGAGGGTTGCACAGAAATAATTAAGGCGCGGAAGTATGCAAGAAAAAGAATCAACGAATTGGAGGAGAAAAACAATGGATAAACCTTTGGCGCTGAAAAAAGCGGACTTTTGCAAGGGGCTTGTAAAGCTGATCAATGATTGCGGACTCCCGGCTTTTATAGTCGCGGACGTGATCCGCGACCTATCTGAAAAGGTGAACGTTTTAGCAGAACAGGAACTGAAAGACCAGACGGCTCTTTATTACAAAGCGCTACAAGACGAAAAAACGGAAGCTTCCAAAGATTCAGCGGATTCCGAAGAATCTGAAGAATTTGAAGAAAGTGCATATTAAGGAGGCGGAAAATGTTCTTGCTGTTGTCTATCGAAAATATCACATTAGGGGACATCCAGACATGGCTCGGCTTTTTGGTCGCGCTGGGCGGCTCCGTTGGGGCAATCGGGCATTTCATGAAAAAGGCATTAAAAAAGCTTTTGAAACCGCTTGAAGACAAGATCGACGCGTTCGGAACGGACAACGCGAAGAACTATCTCGTGCCGTTCCTCTCAAAAGTGGAGAGTGGCGAACCTATTGACGAAATCGAGCTTGAACGGTTCCATGAGGAATACGAGTTTTATCTGAACCACGGCGGCAACTCTTACGTGAAGTCACGCGTAGAGAAGCTGAGGAAGGAAGGAAAGCTATGATTAGAAGCGGCACGACACCGACTATCAAACGGACATACCCGGAAGATCTGACAGAAGCGACCGCAACCTTCTGTTTCTGGCAGGACGTAGAAAGCCCGCTGACTCTGACGCCTGAGATCGAACCGACTGACACCGGGTGCGTCCTGTCCGTTACACTGACTCAGGAGCAGACCCTTGCCTTTGAGCCGGGGGCGTTGTACTTCCAGATTCGCGCATTTAAAGACGGCGAAGCGGTCGCCAGTAAAGTCTGGCGGTATTTTGTCGCGGACGTAAAACCGGACGGGGAGATCACCGAGGCCATTTCCGTGACTCCTGGCGCAATCACGCCAGACCCGGACGCCACAATAGACGATCCGCATGAAAACATTTGAGGAGGCACTTATGAAATTTTCAGACAAAACTTTCGACCTTATCCGCTTTTTGTGCGAGGTATTAGTCCCGGCAATCGGGGCGCTGTACTTCGGCCTTTCGAAAATCTGGGGCCTTCCCTATGGCCCTGAAGTCACCGGAACGTGCGCTTGCATCGCGACCTTCCTCGGCGCTTTGGTCGGCATAAGTCGGGCAGAGTATAACAAGGACGACGAAGAGGTGAAGGGATGACTGTCTTAATAGGCTCAGCGAGAATAAACGAGAACGGAGCACTGGAAGGCGGGAAGCCCGGAGATCAGACCGGGAAAGAGGTCTGCACGGAAAAGTGGTATTTGCATTCCAAAGGCTGGACGGTCATCCGGGCGAAAGACCCGAAGACCCGCCTCCTCCTCGCGAAGAACATGCAAGCGGCCTGTGACAACGACAAGATCGGCTATTCGTACTGGAATAATTGCTTATCCCTGACGGAAGTCGTGAAAAGGCTGAATTACGACTGCTCAAAGGTAAAGACTCTGGTCGAGACGAACTGCGCGAAGCTTGTCCGGGTGTGTGCCTTATACGCAGGAATCAACGTTTCGGACTTCTACACCGGGGATGAGGTTGAAAAGTTCAAGGCGACGGGGAAGGTTGACATTCTGACCGCCGAGAAGTATTGTAAAAGCCCGGACTTCCTCGAAACCGGCGATATATTGGTCACGAGTCAAAAGGGACATACTGCCATAGTGTTGACGGACGGCGAGAAGGTCATGGGGAAGCCGTACAAGGTGGCAAATTGCCTTGCCTGTCATCTCCGGGCAGGAGGATCGGCAAAGGAAGCACACATAGCATACATGCATCCGGGCGATATCGTCTCCTTAAAAGGCTGGAGCGCGACCGGATGGGGCTATGTGGTGACGCCTGACTGGAAGATCGGCTATATTTCCCCGAAGTTCCTCGAACCGGTGTACAAGGTCAAGACCACGGAGAAGTGCTGGCTTCGTAATGGCGCAGGAACGCACAACAGCGGCCTTGTGGTCATTCCGAAGGGCACGACGCTGACCTACAAGGGCGGCTTTGATGAAGTCACCGGGACGGTGTGGTATAACCTGTCTTATGGCGGCTTTTCGGGCTTCACATCGGGGAAATGCCTGAAGGTGCTTTGAGGCTGAGTTTCCACGAAGTTTCCACGCGGGGAACTGATTTCCGCATGAATAAAGGCGAGGCGGCAAAAAATAGGCGGGTTCGATTCCCGTCATCCGCTTTTTTCTATGCCAAAAAAAGAAACCGCATAAGTGGGCCGGAAATGGCTTACCTATGCGGTTTCTTTTGCGTTTTGTTTGCGGTTTAATTCCGCAGATTTGCGGTATAGCTCCGCAGATTTGCGGTTTTTCGTTTCCACGGAGTTTCCACGAAATCACCTGTTTCGCTTTATATGGATTTTTTTCGAGATATAGCGCACGATTTTCTTTTCGTCTTTCCGTTTTACGTCCGCAATTTCCCGGTCATAGTGCTGATCTAACATCCTGTCAGTTTTCCAGCCGTGAACGGCTTTCGCGGTCGACCTGGCCACTTTGACCTCTGATAGCATCGCCGAGGCAGAGAAGGAGCGAAGATCATGGAACCGGAACGGATGAACACCTGATTTTTTCACGGCCCGTGCAAATCTGTTCGTTATGCAGTCCGGGGAGCATTTGATTATTTTTCCATCATCGGGCAGGAGGTCAAGCATTTCCTTCGGAAGCTGGACTTCTCGCCTCGACTTCTGCGTTTTGGGCGCTTTTA